CTGTTCCGGTCGGTTTGAGCGGACCTGTTTCCGGTGATCCCGCCCCATGCCGCGCCCGTGAGCATTGAAGGGTGATAGGTCATATAATCCACCACCCCGCGCCGTCGCAGAATAAAGTGAAGGCAACGTATTGGGTTGTCGTCGCCTTTGTTGCCGCGCCGTCTATCGTCTCTGATCCATCCCCATCCAGCGTCATTGCGTTGGCGCTGGCATCGGTTTTCTTTGCGACCACATAGCGCCCGAGATTCTGCGCCACTGCTGGCAGTCCAATAGTAACAGCGCCCGCCGCACAATCAGCCAGAATGAGATAGTCATTCGGCCCGAAAGCATCGGAAGCCGTGATGGCCCTAACCCCAGCAGAGAATCCCTTGCGTTCGCCGCGAACGGCGGAAACCGCCCGCTCAATCGTGCGTGTGTATTCAGGCAGCCACGTTGGCCCGGTTGCCGGGCGGCGAAGGCGGGCCATCAATCCCCGATCCGCCAGTTAAACCGGCTGTAGCTGTTCGCGCGGAGGGGTGTTTCAAGCCGACGCGCCGTCTCGCGCTTCAACCGCGCCAGCGCTTCCTGCACCGCGCCCATGGCCATCTGTGCGCCTTCGGGGTCGCGAAACTGATCGCGAAACAGCGTCATTTTTGTGCGCGCAACGATCAGGTCTTGCGCCTCATCCGTCCATGCGTTTTCGTCGGTATCGTCGGAAGGCGCATTGATCTGCGCAAGGCCGACAAGCCGCAGGGTGTATGCCTGATCGGGGATGGGGTAGAATTGCAGGCTGTCGCCGGAATAGGCGTATTCGCCGGGCATGGCCTGCGTGTCGCCATCATCAAGGGCAGAAAGCGCAACCTCGCGCAAATCGGTGCCAAGTGCCGGGATCGAAACCCGGTCAACCCGCCGAACTGTCGCAGGAACGGAAACCGTTGCGGTGCCGCTGACTGTCGGCGTCGTCGTAACAATCGCGTTGAACCAGAACCGCTCATCAGAGAAATATTCGCAGGCGCGGGCAATATGCGTGGCAAGCTGGGTGGCAAGGGTATCATCAAGGTCGGAGCGCACCATTTCGGTGACAATCCGGGTTTTCAATTCCGCATAAGTCGCCATGCCAGACCCCCAAAAGGAAAGGGGCGAGGTTTCCCCCGCCCCAAACCATTACGTCGCGATGATGCCAACAGCGCGCAGGGCAACCAGGATCGCGTTGATCTTCGCGGCAAGCGCAGCAACGTCATCCTTCTGCCCGGCAGTGGTATCATCCAGCACATCCGACGCGGTGCCGGTGGTGCTGTCGGTCAGCGAGGTGATTGCAGTGGGCTGCACAACCGGGGTGACATTCCACAGGGCAACCTTCTGCGAGGCAGACTTGCCAAGGACAGTCCCGTCATCGGCTCCAGTGCCAAGATATTCAACGGCCATAAGTATTTCCTTTCAAAAGGAAGGGGGCCGAAGCCCCCTATCCCGATCAGTTGAAGTGCAGACGCGCCGCCGAACCCGGACGAAGGGTCTTGTAGCCGTAGAGAACGTCAATACGGCAAGGCAGGTTGTCGTTGTTGATGTCGTAAGCGCGCACGATACGCAGCGAGATGCCATCGACCTGCTCGCGCTTGCCGAAGTCCACACCGCCCGGCATTTCGAGATCGGCGGTCACAAAGGTGAACGCTTCCTTCTGGTACAGGAGCGAAGTGGTATCGCTGCCCGAGGCAGTCCCCGACACAGTGACGGTCTTGCCCGAACCGGCAGACGAAATCGTGATGTTCTGCTTGGCGCCCGAAGTGACGGGCGTGGGCGAAACAGCAACCGAGGTCGTGCTATCGGCGGTGGCAACCCACTGCTGGAGAACGCCAGTCGAGGCCTTGGTTTCGGGGTGAACCGAATAGACGCCTTCGATGATGAAGACGTCACCCTGCTTGATCGTACCCGAACCACCAGAGACGGTAATAGTCGCGGTGCCAGAGGTGATCCCCGTCGAGGTGTTGCAGACCCGCGAAGCAGCATCGCCGCGCGTGTGACCCGCCCAAAGGGTGTTCTCAACAAAGTCGAAACCAGCAGCCCGGCCAACATAGCCTTCGCGGTACTGCTTGGCGATTTCAGCCTGGTTGTTGAACAGGGTCTTGGTGTCCTGGATGACGTCAACCATATCCTGCGGATTGAGGTTGGCGGTCCGGTCGCTCATCGGCGCAAGGCTGCGCTGCATCAGCACACGGGCGTCCAGAACATCGTTGTAAGTCAGAGCCGAACCGCTCGACCACACCGAGTTGTAAACGTCCTTATACATCGACATGGCATCGGCTTCGATGTTCGCCGCAAGAACCGACATGGCCGGCTCAAGAATGCGCTTGCTGAAGTCGTCCAGCGACATGGTAAGTTCAGCCGACGAGAAATTGACGTCAACGCCCTTCTGGGTAGCCACAGTCAGGGTCTGGCTGGTTTCGGCAGTGTCCTGAACGTCGATGGTCTTGCCGGTGCGAACCGTATACTGGTTCGGTTCGCGGATTTGCAGCGAGGTGCCGATCTTGGCCCCGGTGCGGGCGAAGCGGTCGTCGTACTGGCGATCGATCGATCCAACGAAGTTAAGCTTCTGGTGGAGAATACGAAGGGCCTCACGGGTCACCTTGGTATCGGTAAGCAGGGTCTGGGTCATTGTGGTTTTCCATCATGGGAAAGCCGACGCCTTCACGGCGTGGGCGTTATTTTCGGGAAAGCTGCGCGTTTCTTGCCTTGACCCAATCCGCCGCGCTCATGCGGTCGTCCAAAGACTTCAGCACGGGCTTGCCGCCGCCGACCTTGGCAGCGGGTTTGACTTCGGGAACGGGCTTGGGCGCAGCCTTGGGTTTCTGTTGCTGCTCGCGATACATGAACGCATCGTGCAGCACCTGGACAACGCGGGGATCGTCGATGCTGTTGAAGTCGGCGGGCGTAAATCCGTAGGACTTGCTGCCAAAATCAACCAGCTTCGCGGCCTTGTCCGCCGACCAGTCTGGAATCCGCGAGGCTAGTTCCCGCTGGCCCTGTTCAAGCCGCTTGGCAGTTTCCTGCTGCGTCAAGAATGTGCGTTGCTGGAATGCCTGCTGATATGCGGTCACGGCCTGATTACGCTGGCCTTGCAGCGTCTGGTATTGCCGCCAACCGCGCTGGGCCGACACGGGGTCACTTTGCTCCCATGCGTCCCAATCGATGGCCTCGTAATCGGCAAGCTGGGTGTCAATGACCCCAACCGCCACTTCGGCCTTGCGCTCCTCCTGCGAAACCGTCTGCACGGCCTGCAAGGTGGTTTCGACCTGCTTGCGAAGCTCGGCAACCTCCTGCGTCTTGCGGGTGTAATCCGCCTGCCGCAGAATGGCGTCCTTCAATTCAGGCGGGACCTTGTGGGTCTTGCCCTCATATTCAACTTCGGCAAAGTCGGGGGCCTGCTCTTCCGGTTCCGGCTGTTCTACCGGGTCGCCGTTGTCATCCAGTTCCACTTCCGGTTCATCAGCGACCGGCGCGCTCTCGACTTCCGGGGCGTCCTGCACCACCAGATTGGTCTCGTCTTCCATTCATCACCTTAGGTTGCCTACTGTCTCACGACGTTGGCGGTTCGGTTAGCCCAGTCCGTAGGGGTTGCTGGGCGGCTCCATCGCAGCGCGGGGCTGCGAGGCTTCCACAAGGGCAATCTGGCCCTTCATGGAAACTTCCTGTGCCTTGACCTGCGCTTCCATGCGCTTCGTCTCGGCCTCAAATGCCTTGATCTGGTTAGCCTGCTTCAACGCCTGATTTTCAGCCTGAAGCTGCATCATCTGTTGCTGCATCTGCGATAGCTGTGCCTGTGCGCCGTTGTCCTGCTGCCCGCCTGACATGGCTTCAAGCTTGTCGGCGGCATCATCAGCACCCGGCCAATCGGAATTGCGCAGATACATCGGGCCAAGCACCGGAGCGGCGGCAGGATAGGCCCGCACCACTTCGACAATCTCTGCCCGCGCTTCCTCGCGCTGGGTGCCAAACGCAGGGCCAGCTTTCACCACAAGGTCGTATTTTCCCGCTGTCAGGTCGTAAAGCCTGCCAATCGCCTGCCCCTGCATTGCGGCCTGCTGCTGCATTTCCGCATGCTGCTGCTGGGGGGCAATCTGCGCATTGGCGGGCTTCATGTCCTGCCCAAGAATGCGGACGATCCGCTGCGAGGAATAGACCTTGGGGATAAGGTTGAGAATGATCCGCCCCGCATGGCGAATGGAACGCGTCAGGTTGTCGAGAAAGTGGAACGTCGCAACATCGCCCTGGCGCTGCCTTGCCCTAATGGCGACCCCGCTGGTTTCGTTCGAGCGCTGGCCAAGCGATGCATCAAAAATGCCGATGATCGACTTCATGTCATCGGCGGCATTCATCGCCTGCTGCATTTCCGCAATCGGCTGCATCGCACCGGGCTGGCGAGCTGGAGCAACTGGCCCATCGTACTCAATGAACGGGTGACTGGCGTTGTTCGCCGTGGACCATTTCTGAATATCGGTATTGAATGCCCCGGTCGGACCAATAAATGGCGTCTTGGGGGCAAGCGCCACCATTTCAGCCGCCGCCGAACGCCAGAAGTTATGTTCCCTCTGCGCGTCAATCGCGTCATGGATCAGCGACTTCAGGTGCCGTTCGCCGTTGACGATAATCTCATCGCCATAGACCGGGACAATGGGAATATACTTCCCGGCCCATTCAACAGTCTCCAGCACCTCTGCCCCGGAAACGAGGTACTGCGTAACCTTCTTGCGGGTCACCTCGCGCTGGCCGACCACCTCGAGCGGCAAGCCCGATGTTTCCAGAGCGATACGATCCACCACCGAACCGTCACCAAGCTGGTAAACCGTGTCAGCTACGTCCTCGCGGTGCCAGTATTCGGCTACCATGACGTTATCGCCGTCCATCCACGGCGCGCGCAGTTTGGTGTAACCCAGGTCATCCCAATCGACCGCATCCTTGCCCTTGAAACGGTCCTCAAAGGCATCCTTGGTCATGGTCGAAACAATGAAGCAGCAATTCCAGTCGCTGCCGTCCGCGCTGTCGCTATCGGGGTCACCGTAAACCGTCAGGGGATCGGCAATGCGCTCGATTACAATATCCTGTTCGAACGCGTCCTCGCCAGCATAGGCGGTATTGATGCGGAAATAACCGAACCCGCCAGAGACAGCCCCCTCAACCGCCGTATCGTAAGCAATATCGGCATCGCTCGACACTTCGATGTTGCGGATCAGCCCGCTCATCATTTCCGCCGTTTCGGGATCGGCGTTGCTGTCTGCGGGAATAACCGTAATCGCCGGGCGGTTCTGCCGCGCCTCGTTGACCACCTGACGGATGAATGTGGGCATCCGGTTGATGGTCAGCACCGGGCGCAAATCGTCCTCGCGCTGCTTTTTGAGCTTGTCGGGCCATTGCTCGCCTAGCCGGGCAAAGCGAATGTCACCTTCTGCGCGGGTGCGGTTGTCCTGTTCCTTTTCAGCAGCGCGCTCGAACTTCTCACGAACCTCGACAATGAAGTCCTCGCCTTCAGCGGCGCTGTCGCGGTCAACTACGGCCATGTCTTATCCCATCCATCCACCGGCACCGCGATACAGATTGACCGTCGCCCGCTTGCGCGTGACCGGCTCTTCGTAGTCCACACACAACAGCCCGAATGCGTCGGCGGCATGGCTTGACCAGTCATGCTCCGGCCCAAGCCCGATGTTGCGGGTTTCGTCCTTTTTCTCGTGATACCAGCCAAGGGCATCAAGGCCCCCGGCGCACTTGTCTTTGTGAAACCAGATACGCGGGAACAACCGGCGAGCGGCTTCGACCCGCTTCATCGCCGCGCCCTTGCCCTGGTTCTCAACCGTGCGGACCTCAAAGCCCGCCGCCCTTATATGATCCTCGAACCGGACGGCGGTGAACGCGTCAGACTTGGCCCCGTCATGCGGCAGGACACACAGCGCCGAACCGTAGCCACTGGACCGCAACCATTCGAGGTGCGTTCCCAAGGGCTGGCCCACCGCTTCGTAGTAGTCGAGAACCTTGATCGACTGCCCGGTGAATTGAGCGATCCAGATCGAGGTGGCGTCCCTAACTCCAATGTCCCAATAAGCTCGAAGCTGCATGATCGGATCAGCAGCAACCAGACCAATCCTGTTTTCCTCGCGCGCCTTGGCCAGATCGCGGGCGAAGTAAGCGCCGTCGCTAACGGTAACGTAATCGCCTTCCCAGATGTGCGCGTATTGCTCGGGCTGCTGCCTCAAGCAGTCCAGTCGCTCCTGTTCCAGTTCGGCGGGAAACCACGGATTGTCTTTCCAATTGGCTTGCACCACCACCGCGTTGGTCGGCAGTTCCTCGCCGCGAAGCATCTTGTCTACCGCGTCAGTCTTGAAGCGCGGGTTCCAACTGAACCACAGTTCAGACCCCGGCGCGCGGATCGTCGGGCGAAGCAAGTTCAGCGAGCGGTCAGAAACCGTCTGCGCCTCTTCCACCCAGGCAATATCAAAGCCCTCGTAAGACTTGATGCTTTCGCTGGTGTGATCCTGCAAACCGGCGAACACCAACAGGCCCCCACCGGGTGTCTTGATTTGCGCCTCTTGAACGTCGAACAGGTGACCAACGCCCATTGCGTCAATCTTCAACTCGATTAGCCGCTTTGCCGATTCCTTGAGGCTCTTTTGCACCTCTCGGCAGCACAGACCGCGAAAGCCCGGCTTCCTGATTGCGGTTGCCACCAACAGGTCGGCGAAGAACTGCGACTTGCCCGACCCTCGACCACCATGCGCGCCCTTGTATCGGGCTGGATCAATCAGCGGATCGAATACCGCCGCATGTTCAATTTGCACGGCGCCAGACGATCTCTACCGGAACAGGCGGGCCATCTTCATCGCCGCTGATCGGTTGCGTAGCTTTGCCGTAGCCGCGATCCAGCAACTCCCGAATTGCTGCCACCCGCGCGCTATCGCTATCGGTTGACCGAATGACGTTGACCAGAGCCTCAAGCGCTTCCTGCGAGTATTGCCTCGCCAGCGTCTTGATCTCTGCCGTCGCCTTGTTCGGGGTTCCGGCTTTGCGGCCTCCGGTCTTAAGACCCTTGGCCATTCTATTTACCTCTACTGTAGATTAGGACTTGCTAAAACACGAACCGCAGATTGGCAGCCACGATCACGCCACCCTGCCGGACGTAGCCGCAACAGTAATCTTGGACGACGCATCGCCGTTTGCCCGAAATGGCTGCATGTCTGTCTCCGTGGAAATTTACCCCCACACGCGCGGCTTGGCATGGCCCTCTAGGTTTGGCCGTGTTTGCTGCTCAAGGGGTGCGGGGTAAGGCCGGTGGCCTATCTAAACGCAAAACGCCCGACACACTTGCCGGGCGCACGTATTCCAAGTTGACTTGCATAATGGTTTGCGCAGGGGCGCATGTCAATTACAATCGCTCATGCATCGCGATAATATCCGATACGAAGCAAACCACCGTATGCGCCCGATCGCAGGCCGAATGCTTGCCAAAGCCCAGCTTGGAACCTGCCACACCCGCAGGTTCATCAAAGCGCACCACGTTCTCGAACACGCTGAAATAGGACGCTGGCACATAGTCCTTGATCCGATGCAAGTCCTGCCTTGCCTCGATCTCGTTTGACGCCCGCGCCTCGCTATCCCCCTGCCCCATGATCCGCTCGCCATAGTTTGCAGTCACTCGCTGCTCTAGCCCGCACATGCGCCACAGGTATAGGCAATGGGCAATCGCGCGCTGCTGTGTGTCTGACAGCTTGCCGTCATCGATCCAGCGCATCACCGGAGTCCCTCCCCGGTTGATATGCGGCGTCACCCCCTTCGCGGTTTCCCCGTGAATGAAATCCTCCCGCACATATCCACCTTTGGCAATCTGCTCCGGCGTAGGGCCGTCCAGCTTCTCCACCATGCCGATTGATGCCTTGCGCCGCGCGTTACGTGCCTTTGCCATCTAAGCCCCCATCACCCATTTTGCGTAGTCGGCAGGCGCCCCGGCATATTCACCAGCGGCCCACTTCCTGCGAATTTCAGCCTTGCTTAGTCTGCCCTGGTCCATACGGATTGCGTCCTGTAGAAAGCGGGTGGCGGGAAAATCAGGCAGCCTTCGCAAATAGCTTTTCCTTGGCTTCCTTTTCCTTCGTAGGCCGCATTTTCCAAACCACCGGCTGCCCTCGCGGCTTAACCACTTCTTGCGATGGGCGATGGTTTCGCGCTTGACCGCGATCCACTCAAAGGAACCGCAGTCATATTTGCCCTTAGGTTTAGTAAGTCTACGGCTGACAAGTTCAATCTCGCCGCGTTACCATGCTTCTCGCGCAGAATAGACCTGATTGGAAAACGACTTACCCCGACCATCTTCGGAAAGGGTGTATCCGGTGTGGTAAACATAGCTTTCACCGGGAAGGCTCTTCTTGATCCATATGTCAAACCGATTGGCCATTTCCGTTTCCTTTCGTTGGAATTTGTTCAGATTGCGACAATGCGGCTTGTGCCTTCGTTCATCTGCACATCGATCCGCCCACAGCCGCCGGGAAAGCCCATGCGAACCTTCACAACGTCGAGCGTTCCGGCGTTCACGGTCTTGTCGGGGCGATGGTAGATCAGCCCGTAATCAGCCTTGTTTGCCCAGTTCGCCGAACCGGCAATGTCGTACAGGCCGGGTGCGCCAGTCTTGCCTTGAGGCTTGGTCGGATGAGCCACCACCCAAAGCGCGATGTTGTACCGCTTAGCAAACCGCTTCAACGCGCGAATGGCCCTGCCGATATAATCGGTTTCGGTTTCGTCGCGCGCCCGCTTGTGTTCAATCTCGTTCCACGGATCGAGCACGATCAGCTTGGCGCCGTGCCGAACCACAGCCACCCGCGCCAGTTCAAGATAGGCGTCAAGGTCAATGTCGGTTTCGTCGTCCAGCGCGTTGGAGATGATCGATAACCGCCGCTCGATTTGCTCATAGGCGGCGGCGCGCTGGGGATGGCTGGCAAGGTCGTCATGGCCGCAGCCGATCAATGACCGAGCAATGCCATCGCGCAAAATCGGCTTGGGCGCGGTTTCAAACGAAGCCACACAGACCGGCACGTTGCGGTCGATCATATGGGCGATGATCGTATTCAGGACGGTTGACTTGCCCATGTTCGAGTAGCCGGAAAACACCGTGAAGCTGCCCATCACGATCCGCATGTGCTCATCAAGCGAGGGGATGCCGGTTCGCATCGATTGCAGTTCTGCGGCCTCGGGAAAGTCCGAAAGGTTATAAAGCCCCCGCACCGGGAACGGCTTCGATTCCGCGATAAGCCGGACGACTTCCCGCTCGCCGAACTTTTGCAAGACCTCGTTCAAGTCCTTGCAGCCTTCGGGATAGGTTACGAACTTGCAGCGTTCCGGCCCAAGGATCGCGGCAAGGTCATGCGCCAGGGCAAGGCCGGGCTTGTCGCCATCGGTCGCCAGCACAAACCCGCCGATCTGCTTGAGCTCCGCCTCATGCTCCCAAAGAAACGAATACCGATTGGCGTTCACCGGGTCGTCAATCCGGTCGGACGGGGCGCCGTTGGGGACCGAAACCACCCGCTCGAAACCCGCAGCCATCACCGCCAGCGCGTCAAATTCTCCCTCGGTGATAATCACCTCACCCTCACCGGATAGGACTTCTGCGTTCCACAGGCACAGCCTGCCGCCCTTGTCCATTTCGTGAAGCTTCCCGGCTGTGCGCCGGTACTTCCGGTTCCCCAGC